GCCAGCCTTGTAGGCCTTCAGCGTGACGCTGCCGAAGGTCGGCTCGGTCTGGTCGAACGCTGCCTCTTCCGCTTCCCATGCCGCAGTCGCGTTGGACGCAACGGTCGGGATGGTCACGTCGCCGGATTCGGCGGTCGTGATGTGGCGGGCGAGGCCCGAGATGGAACCGAACTCGCGCATGGACTCGATCAGCATGGCCTCGAAGTGCTTGGGCACGGTGATGCCGCCCTCGCTGTCGGTGCCTACCTGAAGCGCAGCCCGCTCTTCCTTGTTGAGGCTGGAGACGTTGCCCTTGGCGCGAAGCACCTTTTCGAAGGCACGAACCTCAAGCTCGCGCTGCTCTGCCGGATCGGCGGAGACGCGAGCCTCGGGGGTCACGTCCTGGGTGGCCGGGTTCTCGCCCTGAACAGCGGCGAACCGCTCCTCGGACTTCTCCAGCCGCTCGACGCGGGCGGTGATGGCGTCGAAGTCGGACTCACGACGTGAGAACTCCTGCGCCTCTTCTGCGGTCAGGTCGCGGTCAGCGGCCTCTGCGCCGGACTGGATGCCACGCATCTCGTCCAGCAGTCCCTTGCGCCGGGCGCGAAGGTCTTCAATGATGGTTACGGACATCGCAACCACCTCCTTTTCTGTGTGGGTTGGGTTAGCTGCGCTCGCGCTTGGCAAGCACGGACAGACGACGTGACGCGGCCACGGCGCTCAGGCCGGCTCCGGTGTCGTCAACCTCAACCTCTGCCCGTTCTTCAGACACGGCGACCTCTTCGGCGGGCTCCTGAACGGTGGCCCCGCCGTCGCGTACTTCTGTGTCTGGCGTCGGTGAGTTACTGCGGAGGGCCACAACTTCGGCCCATTCCTCGTCCGTGACCTCTTCGCCACGGGTAAGTCGTTGGATGGCCCTGAACCCTGCGTCAGTCGCGGGGTAGGCCGGGTAGGTCACGGGGGAAACGTCGAACAGGGAGCCGAACCGCTTAATGGTCCGAACCAGCCTGCCGTCCTCGTCCTCGTCCCAGTCGTCTTCGACGTTGGAGCCGAAGGCGAATGACATCTGCGTGACGTTGCCTTCCTCCAGGTTGATCCGCAAGTCCTTGGCGTAGGACAGGTCTTCGCGAATCTGCGCCCGTACCTTCAGCCCGGTCGGGTCTTCGGTCAGCTCCAGCGCAGCGCCACGGGCCAGCGGGAAGTTCGGGTCGTGGTTGACGAGCAGGCGAACGTCATCGCCCAGCACGTCCTTGAACGCGCCGCGCTTGATGACCTCGCGGAAGCCGCCGAGGTTTTCACTCAGCGAGTCGAACACGGCGGCGTGGCCTACGAACTCCCACCGCTTCGCGCCGGTTTCGGGGTCGGGTTCACCGTCACGCAGCTCAAGGCCGCGAATCTCACAGAGGCCCACGGGGGCCGGGGGGTTACTCGGGGGCTGGAAGGCCATTGTCAATCTCCTTTGGCGGAAGGTTCTCGCGCTCGCGGACCTCGTTCACGGTCATAAATCCAGCGGTGAGGGCGATGCTGTACGCCTCGTAGCGGGATTTGTTATCGGCACGGAGCAGCCCGTCAATCAGGAACTCCGCGTACAGGTCGCCGGGCAGAACCTCGGCATCTCTCGCCAGTGACTTTTCAATTCGGGTGAGCCAACGGTTCAGCGTGTAGGTGACGAACTCCTGACCCTGCTGCTCTGTGGTGCTGTAGGTCAGGGAGTCGCCCGACTTGACGCCGAGCTTGGACGCGGGCAGGTTGAACATCTGGGCAATGCGAAGGTCTGAGAACTGCTGCTGCTCAATGAACTGCGCATCGTTCATGCTCATCGTCCACTGCTCGACCTCGATGCCCTCTTCAAGTACTGCGGTGCCGCCGTTCTGTACGCCCTCCCACGACGCCTTCAGGCGCTTGGCCGCATCGGTGGTGAGTTCCTGCGGGTGCTTGAGGATGACCGAAGGCCGTCCGCCGTCGCTCAGGAACTCGGCGACGAACTCCTGCTGGGCGAGGGCGTTGGCGATGGCCTGCTTGGCTACCTGAATCGGTGAGTACCCGAGGAGCCCGTCCTCTGACAGCCCGCGAATGTGGAGGATGTCGTCCTCGTAGAAGGGCCGACCGTCGATGAAGAACGTTCGCACGGTGTCGATCCGCGAAACCTGAACACGGCGGGGTGAGAGCGGCCACAGTTCGATTCCGAGGGCGGTCTGCTTCTTGTAGAGGAAGGCGTTACCCCAGAGCAGAAGGTGAGACTGGACGATCTCCCACAGCTCATCCGAGGCCATCTCGGGGTTCGGGTTATCGTGGAGCAGCCGCCATGTACGGGTATCGGTTGCGCGGTTCTCGCCCTTGTAGACGATCAGCGGCAACGTAGCCACGGCACCGGAGATCAGACTGACCGCCGAGTACACCGGAACCAGCCCGAGGGCGTTGTCAACGGTGACGGGCTTGCCGACCACCGAGCCGCCGGGGTTCAGCGCCTCGATCAGCCAGGTCGGCGGGGCTGAGAGCGTGGCAGCGCGGCTCTCACCGCGCAGGCGATCGATGAAGCTCACGAGTCACCGAGCCTGAGAGACACGGCGACGGCAGCGATTCCGGCCACGATCAGGGCAGCCGGGGGATAGATGAGGGCGACACCGGCAACAATGGCGGCGAGCCCTGCGAAGAATGTGAATGTCATAGGACCAGTAGCTCCCGATCTTCGTAGACGGATGGGCCAGTGGCCCCGGTTCGTGCTCCCCATAGCGCCAAGGTGGCTGCTACGAGCGGCGAGATGTCGCCCTGTTGTCTCGCCCACGCCCAGGCTTCGCCGAGCGGTCGCTTCGTGGCTACCGGCACCGCAGCGTCAAGGGCCGGGGAGCCGGGGTGCCTGAGCCGGTTTTCGGCTACGGCGTCGTAGAACATGCCGCAGGCGTTGGCATAGTCACGGCCTGAGAACTCAATCGCCGGGCGGGTCAGCTTCTCGTTTACGTCGGGCATCAGCACACCCGCCGCCGCGCCCTTGTCAGCGCCGATGCCGGAAGGCTTTTGCCTCTCGGTTATTCCGGCCAGCAGGTCCGGCAGCCACGCGGTGCCGCCCTTGTGTTCGATGATCTCTACGTGCCAGAGGCCGTCTTCGCGCTTGCCTGCTGCGGCAACGGCGGTCATGCGGCGGTCAGGCGTCGTATCCCATGCGATGAATACCGGGTCGAGCATCTGAGAGTCGGGGTCAAGCAGGGCGTCCCAGTCTTCAAGCGCGATCATCGTGTCCGCCTTCCCATCGGTTCGCGGCCAGTCGCCGACCCCTAGCCGCTCGACGGCGAACTCTCGCGGCCCCATCGATCGGACTTCCCGCTCTACGTGGTCGGGGCTGATGCGAATACCGAGCGCCGGGTTGGCCTGCGCCCAGAGGTTCACGTCGCCGGCCATCTCGTCGGTCACGTCGTCGGGGTTGTCAACGTCGGCGGACCACTCGAAGAACGTCAGGGAGTCATCCCCCCCGCCCAGCGCTCTGTCTCTCAACCTCGCCAGGACCACGCCGTTTTCATGCTGCCACTGGTCAACAGCCGATGCCGCGTACCAGACCTGCGGATTCGGACGGGCCGAGAGCGTCGGCAGAGTTGAGCCGTGGGCCATCTCGGGAAGATCCATTGCCTCGTCGTAAATCAGGCAGTCACAGGTAAAGCCTCGCCCGCCCTTCTTCGTGCGGGCCTTGAACTTGACCTTCTGGCCCGACTTCATCGTTACGCCCTCTTTGCCGTTGGCGTTGTAGATTTGGGCGATGCGGGCGGAGAACTCGGGGGTCGAGTCGAGGATGTCGATCAACCGCTGGAAGGCTTCCAGCGCGGTGTCGAACTGATGCGCCGAAAATATGATGAGCCGTTCTTCAAGCAGGAAGAGTCCGGCGAGAATCCGAGCAATCAGGATTTCCGTTTTGCCATTTTGCCTGGCGCAGACCAGCCCGACCTCAAACGCCGACCACTTGCCGTCCGGCTTCTCACCGAGGGATGCCCTGAGAACGTCCTGCTCCCACGGGTCAAGGTGAAGGCCAGCAACGGCGGCGAGTTCAACCGCGTCGTCTCCGGTCGAGGTGGATGCCCCTTCGGGCGTCACCATGATCCGCGGGTTACGCGCTCCTACGACTGGAGCGCTTTTCGGCAAGCTCGTCAACTCGATCCCCCTCCTTGACCGGCGGGGCCAACTCCTCCAGCCGGTCCAATGTCTCAATCAGTGCCCGCGAACACATGGACTTCGAGGTCGCTGAGTTCTGCGGGTCGTCCATCTGCCGCGCCAGCTCCAGCGCCGAGGCGGCGAGGGCGGTCTTCGGCAAGCGGGGCAAGCGTCTCCCGAGGCTGTCGAGGTCACGCTGGACGGCGGCAACTACGGTGTGGTCATCTTCGACCCCGAGCAATTCTTCGATCTCGGCCTTGCGGGCCTTCGGCGGGACTGTGATGCCACGGCGGTGGGCTTCATCTTTCAGTTCACGAACAGTCATCACCACTCCCTCGACTTGCCTGGCCCCTTGCGCTTCTCTCGCCGGCCAGCGGTGGCGCGGTTACAGGCTCGGTGCTCTGGCCCCTGGTATCTCGACTTGTCTCCGTCCACGTGGCCGAGATCCCACGGCGCTTCGGCTCCGATCAACTCGCCGCAGCGGGCGCATGGAACGGTTCCCGTGGCGACCTTCGGTGCCCACCGCTTGCGCTCTCGGCGGTGAGGGTGCCCGTAGCCGCGCTGGGCTGGTGAGCCTTTGGGTTTCGGCGGCGGGGGAATGATCGGCTCGCCCGGCTCAAAGCGCTTCCACCACTCTTTCGCCCCGGCGATGCTGCTGCGGACGTTGCCCTTGCGGGTCTTGGCGTTGCGGATACATTCCGGCAGCGGGGTTTCAAGTAGCTGGATCTCGTCAGGGCGGACCAGTTGAACCGCCTTACCCCGAGCGGTGCGGGTGGCCCCGGTGCGGATGACGACGGCGCGGACTTTGCGCGAGCTGCCGACCTGGCGGAGTGCCCGTAGGAAGTGCCGCTCACCTTGCCAGCGGGAATCGTCGCGGTCGAAGACTTCAAGCCCCTCGGCTTCGGCTATTCTTCGCGCTAAGGTGGTCTTCCCGGCTCCTGGTGGACCGCATATGAGGATGACGCGGCGGGGAAGCACCCTCAGCCTAAAATCCTCGGGGAGAGAGAAAGTCTGGGCGCGGAGTGGCAGGACTTCCCTGTCTCAAAAACTGGCCCCGGTTTCTTGGCTCTGCGCCTACGTTTGCGGGGGTGTGGCGATTTGGCGTTCTCATTATCATTCGCTCCCCTGCCACTGTTCGCACTTGAGGCAGACCGCCACCGTGTTCGTCGGGTCGTCTCTGCCGCCCTTGTCCAGCGGGACGATGTACTCCACCGTCTCGGCCTTGGCTGCGCAGTAGACGCATAGCTGGCCGGTCATGGGCTCGGTCATAGCCTGCGCCTGACCTGGTCGATCAGCTCGGCTGCGATCAGGGCGGTGATCCTTGCCATAGCGGTAGCGATGAAGGCCACGTCAGAACGGCGCATGGATCTCCCAACGGTTACCAGGTATCTGCTCCCACCTCATCACGCCTTCGTCTGTCGCTGTCCTGAGTACGTGGACGCTTTCGAGGTAGCGCAGGTGGGTCAGCGTGTCGGGCAGGGTGTGGCCGGTCAGCACGGCGATCGACACAGCGGGTGCCGTGCCTTCGTCCTTGATGGCTGAGTATGCCGCTCG